TTCTAAATTTAAAACTTGACCTGCAGCCTGTTCTGTTGCGTCTGCAGTTAAATCTTTGTGAAAAAATTCATAATCCGCAGATGCAGAAGAATCATGTAAATACATCTCAGTTAAATTATTACTATTATGTTCATTTGTAAGACTAATGCTTTTTACTAATGCTACAGAACTAGTATTGATAGTTAGTATAGTTGTTAAATTAGTTGTAGTTAAACTAAAACCTTGATTTTTATATTGTATAGTCATTATGATATAAACCAGTTAAATGTATCTTGTTCATCCTTTAAATCTTTTTGATAACCAAAATTTAATTCGTTTTTTAATGTAGATAAAGATTCTAATATCTGTCTTTGATTTTCAACATCATATTCTTGTTTTGGTTCCGGTATGTATGCAACTACTTTAGCCATTATATTAAACCTAAATTTCTTCTTAATAATAAATAAAAAGGACTTTCTTCTATAGGTATGGTTTCCTCAACTTGTTGTTGAATTGTAGTCGGAATATAAGGTAGTGTAGTTATACCTTCCTTATCTCCTCCTTTACCAGTTAAATCAGGTTTACCCTCAGGTCCATAAAATGCTTTTTCAAAATCACTTTGAGTAATGCCACCATAAAGTTCAGAAGTGTTAATAGCATCTGCTAATCTATCTATGTCTGTTAAATCTTCTCCTGTCATACCATACGTATCTAAATCAGGATCTGTTCTACTATAAACATCTAATTGTGGATTTGTTATATTAGCTATAGTTCCAAAAATAGATGGACTAATATTTTTTAAACCCATTTTTTGATCATATAAATTTTTTAAAGATAATGTTCTAAATGCATTAGGGATACCTGAAAATCTATCAAAAAAACCAGGATTTAATTTATTCATACCTATTACTTTTTGATTTAAAATTTCTTGTTTAACTCTGTTTCTATCTACGTCAGTAATTCCCCCTGTGCTTGTAGGACTACTACCTCTATCACCAAATTGATCTGTAAAACCTTTTTCATATCCTCCAGCTCCACCTGTATCTCCTGGTCCTGGCGCATCACCAGAAGCTGGACCATCTCTTCCTCCAACAGAAAAATTTGTTCTGTATAACATTCCTTTATCTATCATCGTCTACCGTCCGGTTTTATATCAACTCTTAATGTTCCATAACGCCAAGTTTCACCTACAGCATCATTTTCTATTTTAATTGAAAGCAATCTTCCTCTTGCTCTAGTATCCACTTTATCAGTAGATGATGTAATTGTAAAGGGACCAAGACTTGAGCTAGCTGCTGTGTTGCTTGGATAATCATTTAATAATAATGTGACTTTTGAATTACCGGTTAACACCTGAAAATCTGGTACAAAACGTTTCATAGACATAATAAATTCACCATCACCTCTAAGATCAGCAAGTCCAGTTGTGCCTCCTAATGCACTTCGTCTTGCTGCAATATCAAAATCACCAGATTGTATAAATGCATTGATAGAAGTAGTACCTGATGAATTAACTTGATCAGTTCCGGTTTCATGAGCATAGTAAGTTGATGCTCCATATAAATTAGTAATTCCTTGTATATTAAAATTAGGTGTAGCTGTTGAATTATATTGTGTTGCGTAAGGCACACTAAATACACCTGTGTCTGCATATGATGATCTAGCTAATGATCCAGTTGTCCAACAGTTTTCTCCATAGTTATAAGTAACACATCTATCAATTTGCGTAGAACCTGATTTAGGATAAAACCAAGTAACTTCATTATATAAAGTATTATGTTCACCATATATAATTTGTGATGCATCATAATTAATTCCTAAATTGTCTCCTGTAGTTGTAAAGACAAAGTCTTCTACCAAACAAGGTAATGCTTTTACGGTACCATCAAATACAAAAAATCCACCTTCACCTGACATCCAAAATATCATACCATTAGAATAACTAACTGCATTTTGTCCAATACATCCACAGTTAGTTCCAACTTGTCTAACACTAAATGTAAACGGTGGTCCAACAAATTGAATAACATATGCTGCACTGTCTGTTAATACAAATACATAATCCTTACCTTGAACAGCCGCTACAATTTTATTTCCTGTATCTAGTCTAAATGTACCTGCAGTGTTTGTTGCTGTTGGTTGATACGTTGAATAATCTTCTTGGTTTGAAAATCTTATAAACATTGGATCCAGTGTAGTTGAATCACCAATCGTTGTCTCAGTTCCAAAGTGGAATAAGTGTCTATCTCTATCCGAAACCAAAGTTAATCTTGATGCAGTTGGTGCATTTGACATAAGAGTTGCTCTATTATCTCTTGGATTAGATGCTCCTGCATCCCAAGTAAATGTTCTACCATTATGAATAGTTGCAATTAATATTTCTCCAAAGTTATCAAGACTCCAGATTCCTGGATCCAGGATCACGTCACTTACAGTTCTAGCTGTTCCCCATGTTGAATTACCCCATAGGTATGTACCCCAACCATAACCTGCAGTTTGAAATGTTGGACCAACAGTTACATAAGGATCTATTTGCGCTGAACCTGTACCTGAAGTAGTACCAGCTGAATTAGATGGCATTGTAATGTCAAATGTATTTGCAGTTACATTATGTATTTCAAATGTATTTTCTGTAAAATCTGTTGTTGCATAACCTGATCCCGTTGGAACAGTAACTGATGAAAACGTTACATATCGTCCAGTACTTAATGCATGAGAAGTTTTATTTACAGTAACGGTTGGAGAACCTGTTGATGCATCAAAATCAGCTCCAGTAATTCCTGTATCTAAAGGAGTAATGTCATAAAATTTATCACCATAGTATAAAAACAAACCTTGTGATGTTCCAATAGCTGCGTACTTTTCACCTCTTAAAGATGTCCATGTATGTTGTGCTCTTGCTGCACCAGGAAGAGTTTCATTATCAATAGTTAATTGTTCCCAACCACCTATTTTTTCTGGAAGTCCATATCTAAATCGAACAAAATCACCATCAGTCCATTGAGACTCAGCTCCTGATTGTGTTATCTGTTTATTAAAACCGGGTTTAAATTGTAGTTTTTGAAGCATAGCACCTCATTATATATGCTTTTTATTATTTTGGTAGTACTATATTCCATTCTAACTTAGATATCAAATCTTCTATTTTGACCACTTTAAGTGAATTTTCTTTTAGATAGTTGTGCAGTTCTTCTACATCTACAATAATATATTGATCCTTAATATCACATACAATTTTATCAGCTTTAGTTTTAAATGAGCCACCTTTTGCATTATTCTTTAAAGGTCTGGTATCAAATTTATAAAAACCATTTTGACCTTTTACAGTTCCAGCTATGTTCCAAGAAGAATTTGGTCCTGGATATTCTATATTGTCTAAGTAATCTTTAAAAATTTTCATTATTTAAAAGTATAAATAGCTATTATACGAGCACCTTTTCTAGGATAAATCATATAATGATTGCATTTATCAAACAATACCCCTTTATATTTTTTAGGAGTTATCTCATGTATAATTTTATTATTTTCATTTAAAATAATTGTTTTAGCTTTTTTATCTGAATTGTTTAGATAAATAATTAATTGTTTGTGATCAAAATCATGATCACAATGTACAGGACATTTTTCAACACCAATATTAAAAGTTAAATTAACAGCCATTCTAAAAACTTTATTTATTTTTATTTTATGTTTGTCACAAAAAGCAAAAAGAAATTCTAAAAAAACATCTGCATATTTAGAATTAAATCTGGTTTCTATTGCATATTTTGAACTATAAATAGAATTAGTTTCTGTTATATCTTCAGGTCTCCTTAATATTGTATGACAAAGATAAGGATAATTAATTTTTTTTCCAAAAGCAGGGCCCATATAAAAAGGAAGTTCTGCCTTTTCTATTAATTCTTTTATAAATTTTTTTTGTTTATTAGATAAAAAGTTTTCATCTTCTTTAATTAACCAACTCATAATTTTAATTCTGTTAAATTTTTTTGATCTCCAAGAGTGCCTTTAATAAAACTATTAAAAGATAAACTTATTCTAGTTTTATCCTCTTTTATTTTATCTACAGAATGTTTTAAATTAGAAGGAAATATAATAATCATTCCTTCTCTTACTGGTACTCGCCAAGTTGAAGAATTAAAAGTATTATATTCTTTTATCCCTAATTGTATTTGTTCGTATTCTTGTTTATGAAAAGTAATACAATCATTTTTAGTAGTATTAATATAAAGAACACCCGATAAATAAGAATTAGGGTGTGAATGCTCATGATGAAATTCTCCTTTATTAGTATAGTTAAGCCAAGATTGGGTAATATAAGGAGTGGCTGTATTCTTAATTTTTAAAACATCTGTAAAATAATTATTTAAATAAGTTTCTAATGTTTGTTTTAAACTTTTTAATGTTTTTGTATTTAAAACATATCTATTTTTTGTATTTCTATTTCCATAATTTATTAATAAATTATTTGGATTTTGACAAAAATAATTATTTTCTTGTTTTGAAAACTGTCTCCCTATTTCAGTTATGTATAGAGCAGTTGAAAATATACTTCTTATAATAGGGTCTTTCATTCTTAAAGTTTATTTAATTTATCATAAAACAAAACTCTTTCTTTAGCTAATTTTTGAGTTAAAGTTCTATTTACTTGAGCTACTGTTTCAACAGTAATTTTTAAAGATTCAATATGAGTTTTCAAAAATTGATTCATTTCAAGTTCGGATTTTAAAATAAGTTCTTTTTCTTGAACAGTTTGTTCTAACTCTTTTATCTTTTCTTTTAATTTATTATATTCATATTGTGTTATCATTATTCTCCTTTATCATTTATTTTTCTCTTAATTAATTTATCTATACCTAACATGTGTCTACCATCGTATTTTAATTTTTCTGCATTAGGTTCTTTAACATCCATATAATGTAAAAACAATTGACTGCATCTACCTTTTTTTAATGGTTCTCTCCAATGTTCTAAATCAAATCCTTTATAAACTAACATATCTCCTGGTTTTAAAATAACTTTATCACCTTTTTTAGTTCCAGGTATATAGTTTTTTATTGGTTCATTTTCATTACTTAAATTTTTTGATCCTTGATTTGGATCTGTTTGAATAAAAATAGGCCATATTTCTCCTCCTAAATTTATAGTAGTAGAAATTTTACAGGAAGTTCTGTCTTTATGTTTTTTTAATTCGTCTCCTTCATTATAAATTCTCACATATGAATACGTTTCGTAAAGTTTAGTTTTTGTAATTTTTTCAACTTTTGGTTTTAATTGTTTTAAAATTATATCTCCAGCTGTAGGCCCATAAAGAGAGTAAGCTCCTGGAACTTGAGGGTCATTGAATACTCCATATTCTTTATTAAATCTAGATATGAATTCTGTTGTAAGGTATAATTTAGCCACTTTTTCTTTTTCTAAAAAATAAGTTTCTAAAAATTTACAAACATCTTTTTGTAATGCGTTACGTACTATTTTATATGTTTTCATATTTCTCCTTTTTTAATGCTTTTGGAAATGCTTGACAGTTAAAATGAATAAATCTAAAGGGTTTTTTACTCATATCTACAGTATATTCATGAGGTAAATAAGATGGAAAAAACATTATTGTTCCTGGTTTCGGATTAAATTTTACTTGGGAAGTGGCGTAAGTTAATTTTGTTTCATCTAATTCAGGTAATAAATTCATAATAGCTCCTGGTCTTGGGTCATGGAAAACAGGTTTAGATGTTTCATCGCAACTTTTTAAAAAATAAAAACCTGAAATATGTCCGTTCCAATGTGTATGAGTATTGTGATTACCTCCTCCTTTTAAATCAAATTCTTGAACCCAAAGTTCAGTACAACAAACTTCAAAATGTTTTAAATCATAACCCATTTCTGTCAATAAATTTTTAGATGTTGCGATTATATAATCTTGTAATTCTTTAAATTCTAAAACATTAATTAAGCTTTTAGAATGAAAAACAGTTGCTTTGTTATTTAATTTTTTAGATTCATTAATATATTTATCAGAGGCATTATTTAATTTTTTTAAATAAACTTTATTTTCATGATTAAATATCCAAATGGGATTAATAAAATATTTTTCAGTGTTTAATATTTTAGGAAAATTAATGTTCATTTTAATGGTGGACCTTTGTGCCAAACTACTAAACTATATCTTAAACCTTTTGTTACTGGAAGAACCCTGTGTATTACAAAAGATGGAAAAGTTATAATTGTTCCTTGATGTTTTAAATGATTTGTTTTTAATATTTTATTTTTACTTTTAGGTGGACCATATTCATAAAATTCTAAATCTCCACCTTCAAAATCTTTAGGATCACTCAACATTACTATAGTTGATAATTTTCTAACTTGTTGGTTGACTTTATCTGGAGATTCATTATCTGAATGCCAAGTATAATGTTGTTTTTTATTTCCTTCATATTTAGTAAATTGAAAATTTTCAATAATATTATAATCAAAATTCCAACCACTTAATTTATTAGAAGCTTCTATGTATGGTTTTAATTCTTTATATATCCAAAAAGGATAAAGCCAACTATTTTTAGAATTTCTAATTTTTAAACTACTTATAGATTGATAGTCTTTTTTATTTTTTTTTGATAAATCTTTAAATGTTGATGAAACTTTTAATTCTTTAGATTCACCTTCTTTAATTATTTCTTCACATATTTTTTTAGGTAATACCTTAGGATAAGCGTAATATGCATTTTTTAAAAAACTCATTTTATTCAAAAAAAACTAAACCAACCTGTGGCTATGTATTTTGTTTGTGTAGGGGATATAATACCTTTATGCATAAAAGTCCAGTCCGTGCCCCAAATTACTGTCAATCCTTTTTCAGGTTTAATTTTTAATTTTTGATAATACCATTCAGTTTGTCCTTTATCAGTAACATTATTTAAATAAGTCATAAATACTAAATGTCGTAAGGCAGTATTTAATCCAGATTTTTCACAATGTAATACAAAAAATCCCTCACCTGGATTATATTTTTGTATATTCCATTTTTCAACTAAACCCCATGAATCTTGCCCTTTATCTGAATACTTATATTTTTTTTTATATTTTTCTATTACTTTTTTTAATTCCTTATAATATGCTTCTACTCTAGGATCAGTGCTTTTTGGATCTATAGATAAATCAGTAGATATTTTTTGTGTTATATTTATTTTTTCTGATACGTGACCAGGTTCTTTATTTGAACTTTCTTCAAACATTTTTATTAAATCATCACAGATTTTTGGTTTTATATACCAACCAGATATAAAATTATTTAATTTATTTAATTTTGCTGCTTTCAACATCTGTATAAATACTTTATTATATAAAGTATTTATAGTGTAAAATTAATTTATTTCAACCCAATTTTGAATATCTTCATTCCAGTTATAAACAACTGGATTATCAGGGTCAAAAGGTTTTGGTATAGGGGGTTCCCATATACATGTTGTAGTATTTAATGTCCAACTTGGATAAGGTTGTGGTGCAACAAATGCATCTAAATCTTCTCTATAAAACCAATCTTTTCCAGGATACCATTTTCTAAAAGAATTATCTTTAGAACATTGTTTCCATTCTCCACCATAAGTATTAGCACAATATTGTTCACCTTGTAAAGACATGTCTTCTCCAGCCACATCATCACCAATGACTCTAATTTCTAATACTTTTTTTGTCGAAGGTTCTAATTTACAAAAAAATTTCATAATTTTATGCCAGTGTTAATGTTCCATCTACTGTAAATGTACAAATTTTATCTCCTGTAGGTCCATCTGTTGTTAAAGTATTTGTTCCAGGTGCTACCGCTAAATCTCCAGGTGCATCTGCTGATGGAATTCTTATAATTACAACACCAGTTCCTCCGTTACCACCTTCTTGACCGCCACTAGGTCCATATCCAGATGCACCTCCGCCACCGCCAAGTCCGTCAGTGCCTGCTGCCGCTTTTGGTGCGTTTGGTCCTTTAGTACCAGGTCCTCCACCGCCAGGGCCTCCCGTTCCACCCGAACCTCCAGAGTTCCATGCAGCACCTCCGCCGCCTCCAGCTCTTGTTATTGCAGAACCTGTTATTGAATTTGATACTCCTGGTCCTCCTGGTCCACCATTACTTGCACTTCCAGGGCTTGCATTTGATCCAACGCCACCAATTCCTCCGCCGCCAGATCCACCATAATTTCCACAACCAGATGTTCCGCCATTATTTCCTTCAGGTGGGCTATAGCCTCCAATGTTTCCACATCCAGTAGGGCTTCCTTGGTGAGGTGTTCCACCGCCAGATCCACCGTCATTTTTGTCTGCTACTCCTCCATGGACGTTATTAACACCACCACCTCCTGCACTGGAAGAAAAATTGCCAGCAAGTAAACCTATTGTTGAATCTGTACCTTTAGCTAATCCTACTCCACAAGCTCCAGAACCAGCTGGTCCTCCAGCTCCAACAGTAATATTAATTACTTCTTGATCTAATGAAATTTTTGTTCCGCCTGGAAAAGAGCTTCTATGACCTCCAGCTCCGCCTCCACCTCCAGGTGAGGGACCTCCTGGTCCGCCGCCAGCCACAATTAAATAGTCAGCATCAATAGCTCTAAAACCTCCGCCTTTACCAAAACCAAAACCCGATCCTGCTCCTGCTGCGAATGATCCTATAATTGGCATCTTTCTATCCTCCTGTTATTACGCAAATTGCGTTTGAGCTGCAAGTACAGTAAATGCTGAACCACCAGTTTTAATAGCTGTGTAAGTGTACACATCGTTTGATGTTGTATTACCTTCAGTTGGTGCTGATCCACCTTGCCACACTGGCGTTACTGTAGTTCCATCTACTTGTACTGTAGTATTGTAATAAGCTGTTGCATTTTGTTTTGAAATATATGCAACTGTAATTGATTCACCAACATCCATAGACGCATCTAAAGAATTTGAACCATCACCTCTTAAATTAACTGTAAAGTTTGCATTAGCTGCTGCAGTATCTAATTGAACTGCTTGAGTATTTGTATCAATATTAATGTTTGAAGTGTATGTTCCATTAACATTTACTTTTTCTGCAAGACCTTGAATTTTACCATTACCATCTAATGTAACTCTTCCAATTCCTTTTGGAGTTAAAAGAAAATCTAAATTAGTATCACCACCAACTGCAGCTATTGATGGAGAAGAACCAGTTGCTTGGTTAGTTACATCAAAATAGTTTACAGCTGAAGCTGTTTTTTGAAATCTTAAATATGGATTGTTTGAATCATCTTCAATTGCACCTGCATCATCAATGATGATATCATTTCCATTTGTATCTAATACTC